AGTGTATGTGGATGGTGAACTTGAAGGCAGCAGCCTGTCACAGGGTAAGCCCGGAGGCAAGGCCAGCCGCTTCACCATAGACCAGTCCAATCTCAGCCTTGGTGCTGAATATGGCAATGACGATGATGACGATGGCCCTAAGTATGCGTCTCTGGTAGATACGGAATTCCCGGTTAGCGGATATGACTATCTTGAGGAACTGACCAAGGCCATCGAATGGCTGAACCGCAAGACGCAAGAGACCGTCACCGTGGAGATTCATGCCAATATCCGGGATGGCGTGCCGGATGTAAATCATATCGTGGACTTTACGGATAGAATCCGCTTTCAAGGACAGGAGTATTTTCTAATCTCCAACAACGTGGAACTTACCCCAAGAAGCCTGCGACAGACGATAAAAATGACGAGGTGGTACTGATGAATGGTGTGGACGGGCTGGCTGAATCCTTAAAGGTCGGCATGAAAAAGGCAAGAAAAAAATCTGAGCAGAAAGCCCAGCGGGGCGTTATCCAGGGGGGCAGGGTGCATATCGGCTCCCACAGTTATCCAATGAAAGCCGCAGTTGATGTCGGTACTGAGGACGGCAGTATTGTCTGGGTGCAGATTGCCAAGAGTGGAACGGCAGTTATTGTGGGAGCGTGAGGCTATGCATAGGGCAAGAGTTACAGCAGTTACTGGTCTTAAGGCACAGGCTGATGGCAAGTGGCTGAATATCATCGGCAACAAGATGGTTGTGGTGGGGGATTTTGTCTGGACGGATGGTAGATGTATTTACGGACATGGATCAGCCGGTGGTGAGGTGGCACCTATCATCAACAATAATGAACCGTTCATACCTGTCCTAATAGGGGACGGCACTAGAGCAATTTACCACAAAGGTCAGCTACAAAAGTTCGGTACGGGTGCAAGGCACACGCTGATGATCAGCCGTGGCGGCTCCTTCGCTTTTGCCGATGATAAGTCGGCGATTGACATTCATTTGGATGAAGTGGGCAATCGCTATGTGCTTCAAGGGGGATTATACATTTTTAGCGACCTTGGTGACAGGACGCTTGATAGCTGGGACGGAGAGCCTGGAATTTTTCTGAACGGGGAGATGATACAACCTATTGACCTTAAGGTTTACAGCACTTATTCCTATGATTACGCATGGGAGGAGGTTAAAGCCGCCAGAACACCCCTGCACGGCGTAGACGATGAGATTTTGTCCGTATATGAGAGCTACTGCATGCTGAAAAATGGCTGGTATGAATCCGAGGAATCATACTGTTTTCTTCTATATTGTTATGCCAACGGCGACCACACGGACGCCATAAACTACCGGGGCGAAGGTGAAGCCGACTGGGGCTATTACGTAGAAGTGGGTACCACTATGTGGGTGCTGGTTACACCCAAAGGTGCTCAGCCATTATGGGCAGGGGCTGTAAGAGATGTGGCTGAGGACTGGGGTGAGGAGCGATACCGCTATCGCGTTTATAAGGAAAAATTTACCATACCGCTCCCGGATGGATATTACATTGAAGCCACAAAGGAATTACCACAAGGGGATGAACCTGAATATGGCTGGTGGGTTTCATTTCACGGTAGCCTGTATTCACCGCAGAATAGCTTAATTTATGAGTCGGAGTTTTATGCGAATGAGCCTGTAAGAGCAGGACACATAAAGAGGGGGAAGTGGCTTATATCCCAAGGAGCGATGCTGAGTCTCATCAAGGACGGCAAGAAGGAAATGTTATCCGACTATACACGGAACAGCCGCTTGCGGCCTATGAAGAATTACAAGAAATGGATAAAGGGGGATTGACTTATGGATGCAATTTTAGATATACGTTTTTGGTCAGCTGGGGCCGGAGCTGCCCTGGGTGAATATCTCGGCAGCTTTGATGGTTTGCTCTATGCCTTGGTAGCTTTTATCGTGACGGACTACATCACCGGAGTACTCTGTGCCATCGTGGAGAAACGGCTCTCCAGTTCCGTAGGTTTTCGTGGCATATGCCAGAAAGTATTCATCATGGCGTTGGTCGGCGTAGCCAATGTGCTGGATGTCCATATGGTTGGCGGAGGCTGTGTCCTGCGTACGGCAGTAATATTCTTTTACTGTGCCAATGAGGGCATCTCTATTTTGGAGAACGCTGTTCGGATTGGTCTGCCAGTGCCGGAGAAGTTGACGGAAGTCATGATGCAGCTAAAGAACAAGTGAATATGGACGGCTTTGCCCACTGCATTTTTTTCTGCGGTGGGCTTATTTTTTTTGGAAAAAGCATGAACATTTGTTGTCTTGATGGGCTACTTATGGGAGGTGTTTATTATGACAGATGAGGAAAAAGGAATAATAAGCTATTTACGCAGGAATGGTATGGGCTACAGCAAAATAGCGGAATTTATGTCGCTATCCATCAGCACGGTTAAATCTTACTGCATCAGAAATAAGCTGACGGCAGGTGGCGGTCAGATGGTCTGCTTAATGTGTGGCAAGCCCATTACACAGCCACCGGGGCAGAAAGGGAAGAAGTATTGTTCCGATGCCTGTCGCATTAGGTGGTGGAATCATCATACAAAGCTGATGAAGGCCAACGCTGTCTGTGCTCATTGTGGTAAGCTTTTTCACGGCAGGGCGGGTAGGAAATACTGTTCTCATGCCTGCTACATAGCAGAAAGGTTTGGTAAACATTATGTCTCATGATTTGCTTATGCAGGAAGCTGGATACCAGGCTGCCATGCAGATGTTTCGGGGAATGCTGAAAAAAGGAATTATAACGCAGACAGATTATGTCAAGGCGCAGGATTTGATGTGCGAAAAATATCATCCGCTGCTGGGTACATTGTTCTCGGATATGGCGTTGACTTAGGCTCGCCGTAGAGTGATATATAGTAGGGAAAGGAGGGTATGGTCATGAAGAAGATAGAACGAATAAAGCCAAGCATACCGCAGATTAAGCACAAGAAGCGGGTAGCAGCTTATGCTCGTGTATCTGCAGAATCAGACAGGCTCAGCCATTCCCTGTCGGCTCAGATCAGCTACTACAGTCATCTGATACAGCAAAATCCAGAGTGGGAATATGCCGGAGTGTATGCGGACAGTTTCATCTCCGGCACTAGTATCGACAAGCGGACAGAGTTTCAGCGCCTGATTGCCGATTGCGAGGCTGGGAAGATAGATATAATCCTTACCAAGTCTATCAGCCGTTTTGCCAGAAATACAGTTGATTTACTGTCTACAGTTCGGCATCTAAAGGCCATCGGTGTTGAGGTGAGGTTTGAGAAGGAGAATATCTATTCTACGAGCTCCTCCGGCGAAATTATGTTGTCAATTTTGGCCAGCTTTGCTCAGGAGGAGAGCATCAACAACTCTGAAAATGTGAAGTGGGCTAAACGCAAGAGATTTGAGCAGGGGAGTCCCCATGCTAAATTTCGTATGTATGGATATACATGGGATGGAGATCAGATGGTCATTGTTCCGGATGAAGCCAATATCGTTAAAAAAATATATCAGGAATATCTTGCTGGCAAGTCATCCACGGTCATTGCTCGTGAACTTTCAAAGAAGGGGATTACCACCAGAAATGGCAGTCGTTGGAGCGATAGCAGCATTAGGTATATCCTGAAGAATGCTAGTTATACAGGTAACCTGCTTCTGCAAAAATACTATATAGAGAATCCGCTTACTCACAAGGTCAGGAAAAATAAAGGGGAGCTGCCTCGGTATTGGGTTGAAAATACACATGAGGCCATAATCGACCTAGAGACATTTGATAATGTACAAAGAGAACTTCCTAAACGAAAAGGATTATACCCTACGCATATGTCCTGCTTTACCAGAAAAATCAAATGCCCGTTTTGCGGACATAGCTATATTTATCAAAAAAGCAAAACTACTGCAAACGAATATTGGGTACATCATCGAAGAAAAAAGGAGTGCCCTATGAGCTGGGGGGTAATGCAAGAGAAGTTAAAACGGGTATGTGCAGATGTCTTGAATATAGAGAAGTTTGATGAAGAAGCATTTCTGGAGCAGGTGGAAGCTATAATTGTACCAAAGCGTGAGACTTTAGAATTTCACCTTAAGGACGGAAGAATCATAACGCAAATATGCCATAATCTAAGACGAAGAAAAGCAGGGGGCGATACTAATGCCAAGAAAGGTTACAACCATTCCAGCGACCATTAACAAATTTACGGCGGCACCTATTGCCAGCAATGCCAAGCGGAAGGTGGCAGGCTATGCCCGCGTCAGTACTGATAATGATGACCAGATATCCAGCTATGCCGCACAGGTAGATTATTACACGAGATACATCAAAGAGCGTAAGGACTGGGAATTTGTGGGGATGTACACAGATGAGGGCGTGACGGGAACTTCCACTAAAAAGCGTGAGGGCTTTACCCGTATGATAAAGGATGCCCTAGCTGGCAAAATTCAGCTCATCATCACGAAATCAGTCAGCCGTTTTGCCAGAAATACCGTTGACTGCCTTACAACCATAAGAAAATTGAAGGCCGCCGGGGTTGAATGCTATTTCGAGAAGGAGGGAATCTGGACTCTGGACTCAGCCGGCGAACTCCTGTTGACCGTCCTCTCGTCAATCAGTCAGGAAGAAGCTAGAAGCATTTCGGAGAACACCAAATGGGGGCAGAGAAAACGTTTTGCCGATGGCA